TACTAAAATTCATTGTCGCAGTAGAATCTCCAGTTGAAAGTTCTAATACTTTACTATCGCCATCAGTGCGTCTTACAACTAAAGCGTGGTCAGGACTACCAGTTCCAATACCAACCCGATTATTACCACCATCAACAAACAACATATTAGCGTTGCCGTTGCTTTCGACTCTGAAGTCTAGGTCTACACTGTCATCATTAAATATAGTTTCAGTTGGAGAAATTTCTATTCTGCTTCTAGCTGTACCTGCCACCATAGTTCCAATATGAAGCGTTCCATCTTCTGATCCATCAGATGCATCTATAATTCGTGATAGAAATCGACCATATATAACATCTTGTGAATTGTCGTTTCTACCTTGAAAATGAATTTCGCCTATAAAATCATTATCAGCAGGTGAGCCAGAGTTTCTATACATTCTAAGATTAGGGCCAACATTAGCATCGGCATCAGTAGAAGTAAGTGTGAGCGTATCTGTATTATCGGCTGTGGTAATTGTCATGCCGTCAGAGGATGTGATACTCCCATCTACCTGCAATGTACTCGCCATATCTACAGCACCATCAATGTCCACGACATCAAGGTTAGTCGTGCCATCAATATCAATGTTGCCCGATATATCCAGAGAGGCCGCACTAATTTCACCGCTTGCGGTAAGCGCCGTTACAGCTAAGTTTACGTTCACATCCGTAACCGTAGCGCCCGATCCAGCCCCGTTGAACTTCAACGCGTAGTCTTTTCCGGCAACTAACTCAAAATCGTTACTAGCGTTGTAAGTACCTTGAAAGATAAGAATAGAACGAGACCCAGACAAGCTGTTTCGTACATAGACTATTTTTTCAGCGTCATTGGGGTCTAGCTGAACAAATACTGTTCCGCCAAGGTCACCACCATCTACAAACTCAATAAAACGATTACGACCGTTAGACAAAGCGCCGTTTGTAATAGGTAATGAGTTAGGTGATCCGGATGAACCCTTAGCCGATATAGTTATTGCTACAATACCGTTGGTAGCTTGATCTATAATATCGAAGTTAGTGTTAGTAGTATCACCCCAAGTACCCGATTGTTCTCCGGTACCCGGCTTCTCTATCCCTGTATTAGTAGTATATGTACTTGCCATTTCTCATCCTCAAGCCGCTATTTTTGTCCAATTGACACTCTGACTAGGCACGTCTTCCGACCACGTGGGCAATTGATTTGGTGTAATATCAGTATAATCCGGATTCTGGTCTGGTACAATACGCCCGTAAACAAGCACTTGCCCAACACCACCCGTTGCACTGACTCCTGTTACTGTAACATCTGCGTTAGCTTGAGCCGTAACGCTACCTACCGCACCTGTTCCCGTTAATCCCGTTACAAGTATGGTTTGTCCGATTTCAAGGGTAACCGACCCTACCGCACCTGTTCCCGCTATTCCCGTTACATTGGCGTTCGCATCCGCCGTTACCGTAACTGCTCCAACAGACCCTGTCCCGGCTATTCCCGTTACATTGGCGTTCGCATCCGCCGTTACCGTAACGCTACCTACCGCACCTGTCCCGGCTATTCCCGTTACACTGGTGTTCGCATCTGCCGTTACCGTAACTGCTCCAACAGACCCTGTTCCCGCTATCCCCGTTACATTGGCGTTCGCATCTGCCGTTACCGTAACTGCGCCAACAGACCCTGTCCCGGTTATTCCCGTTACATTGGCGTTCGCATCTGCCGTTACCGTAACTGCTCCAACACCCGCCGAGGACCCGGGAAGAGCAACATCCTCTCCCCACGGACCACCACCCCAACCTTGACTAGACGAATTCCATCCTTGAAAAGCGACGGTTACATCGGCCATTACGCTATCCGGATAATCGCATTACTAGCATCAGCCGTAGGAAAAACAATTGTAAAGTCCCCGGAAGTTGCAGTTTTATCCGCTCCAAAATCTAAAACCACTACCGCAGGGTTAGTTAAAGAAATAGAGGTGGTATTGGGCGTAGTATTATAAATCAACGCGCCTCGAGCGGTAATGGTAACATTAGAAAATGTTTCGTCGGCAAAATCTGTTAGCGCCGTTGTTCCAGAAAGACTAGGGTCTACTGGATTTAAGGCCGCACCGCCTGCCGTGTAATTAGTACCACTTGTCTCGTTAGTGGTCGCATACGCCGTCGTCGCCGCGGTCATACTCGCCGAGCTAGTATAAAGCGCAATTTTGAATGTATCGCCGCTTGAAGCGTCGAAGTCGTGGGCACCCAATAGCAATTCTTTCTTAAAGCTAGAGCACATAAAGTTTCCTGAAAAAGCCATGGTTACAGTCTCCTGATTAGTTTAGCAAGCTCAATCTGGCCTGCGTCGGTTAAAGCATTAGATACCGTGGTTCTATCCGACCGGATAGCTTCACGCATATAAAATTCTAGCGTTTTAAGGATCTGCCCACGAAACGCATGAGCTTGGGCCCTAATTGCCGGGTCAGCGTCGTCAGAAATAGCAATAATTTTATTTGCACACCTTTCTGCAACTTCTTCCGGGGTAAAACCCCGTCCACTAGTAGTTTGTACATCTACCATAAAGTTTTTTACGGGATTAAATTCTAATACTTCTGCGCTCATTGTTTTGGCCTTATCAAGGGTCCAGTACGATATTCATCCGTTACTTCTTTCGCTTCTCCGAATTGTTTCATTCCGGCAATAGCTTCGGCAAACCTTTTTTCATACATAGCCATTATGTCAGGTTCGCCCTTCATATAAATATAAGCTTCCAACAACGAACCATACAACAAAGCGATTTCAGCGTTTTCACTTATCCACGTGGTACCGCTCTCGGCCCCAGCAGTCAAACTGGTCGGACGGTAAAAATACTGTAGTTCCACAGTATACGCCGCATCGGGTGTAGGGCCTAAAATAAAGTTATCAACGTCAAAAACCGCGTAAAACCGGGGGTTACCCGTAGTGGCGGCGTTGGGGTTAAAAGATTGAACAAAATCCGAGTCTTTAAATTGTAAAAAAACATCCTTTCCAGACGCGTCCACAAACGATAATGCAAAAGGTGCTAAAAAGTCACTAGGCGCGGCCAAATACTGATTAGTAGCCGTCATTGCTCCAGAAACATTCTTTTTAAATAGACTTAGCTGAACGCTTTTAAGAATGCGCTCTTCGGCCTGCGTAATAAAAATAGGCAGATTAGTCACGAAAGACGTTTCGTTGTTATCCGTGTAGTCTTGAAGCGCCTGTTTTAACGCCGAATAAGTAAAACTCATATAACCACCGTTACCGTTCCAACTTGACCAAAAGATATAAGATTTACAGGGCCGGGAAGTTCTACAGTCGGGATTCCCACATAGATATCTAACGGCTCTACTCTGTCTGGACGCGCATTTTTTAAGGCTTGAGCGTCTACAACCTTGCGAAACGGTCCTAACTGCGGATGTTTCGGCTCAAATTCATCTTTTCCAACTAAAGCACCGTTCCATTCTTTTTTCATGTCTTGATAACGATATCGAAAACCCGACCTGTCCGATATTCCATAAGATTTTTTGCCCGTAGCAAATTTTGCCATGGTTAACTCCTATGGTATGCTTGAGCCGGAACAATATTAAAGGACGCCCTGTCCCGATCTTCCGATAAAGCACGGTCAAATTCTTCGTCATACAGTCCTTTTAGGATTTGAACTCTGTTTGGAGCCCGCTTTACAGCAATATAATATGCCAATCCAGCGGCTAAACAAGGGTAAAAGCGAAAAGGAACCGCTAAAGTGTTAGTTGGAGTATCCGCATCATCTATTCTAGTTAAAGCATCGTAGATAATAACGTCTGTAGCGTTCTCTGGAACAGGCCAAAGCTTCAAAACAGGAGACGTTAACCGGTCTAAAAAGAACTGATTTGGTCTTCCCGTGCTCGTTTTGTTAGGAATAGATAGATAATCGTCTCGACTTAGCCTTTCTAACGAGTAATCCGTGCTATCTCGACGGCAAACTACCGATAACATGTCTATAGTGTCGGTAGGTATGTCATAAAGACCGTCATCAGCGGTTAAAGTCAGCGTTCTTTGTTTGATAGTCCACGCATTAAGACCCCGGTTGGCCCATTCAGCAAGCATTATGTTTAAAGACCGTTTAGCTGTTTTTAAATCATAACCCGTGCGTACTTCTAAGCCGCAACGCTCAAATGCTTCTTCGATGTACTCTGTAACATCGAGTTCAAAATCTGTGCTTCCTGAGACCGCCATCTTTTAGTCCTATTTACGTCTTACGGGTCTTTTTTTAGCCGTTTTAGCTGAGTTTTTAAACGCTTTTGCCGTTGGAGCCCCTTTTGTACCGGGTTTACGCATTTTTTCTTTAGAACCCGCTTTTATACGAGCTTTTTTTGCGGCAATGTTAGCGTATAAGCCTCTTTTTGCCCCGGGCATTACTTCTTTTTCCTTTTCTTAACAGCGCCTTTAACAACACTACCGCCCACACCACCGCCGCTTCGCATAGGTTTAACCATTCCGCCACCCACACCACCGCCGCCTCGCATAGGTTTAACCATTCCGCCACCGGGAGCGCCGCCTTTCATCATTTTTTTAGGTTTCATAGCCATTGTGTAATCTCCTGTAAAAGTCTTCACGTTTTTTAAAAATTGCGTCAGCGTCATATTCTTCAAAGTATTGATCATAATAGCCTTTTTTGGCAATCATGTCTGCCGATTCTTGTAGCTTAGAAAGGCGCTGTATAAATATAATAGCATATTCTTGTTCGACCGCACTCAAAAACGTGCTGTCGTCAATGTAATCGTTTTCCTCATCATACGGGTGAAAACCCATTAACCAAATGTCTTTATCTATAAACATTCCATTAGAAATTACAGTATTTAAATCTTCTAAATATGCGTGAAAAGCCTCTGGATCTTTCTCAAAAGCTAAGTCAACAAGCATAACAAGGTCTAGCTCATCGTTAAAGGAACTAACCATTGTATACAAATCTTGAAAACCGCCATCTTTTTTGAATAAGAAAGAGACTTTATTCGCTTTCCACGCTTGTCGAGCATAGGGGCAGGAGGGCAGATTGTTAAAGAAAGGGTTGGGCTTTTCTACAACGTTTTTAGACCATGACTGAATTTCGTCACAAATTTCTTTTTCTACACCTGTAGCATAAAAATTAGGGGTCATATCACCACGCTTTACAAGACCAATACCTTGCAGAAAATTTGTCTTTTGCTGTATCACAACTATGCCTAGCCCTGAAACTACTTCTACGCTTCGGCTGATCCTTTTTAATACTCATGTTAGGATCGCCAAAACGAACAAGTTTAATCTCACTGCCTTTTTTAGCTAATACCGCACTTTTTTTAGATTTATTAGGCGTCTTTTTAGGTTTATTAAACCCGGCAAAAGTTTCACCGCGATAACTAACCCTTCCAGAAGGCAACCTTTTTGTGTCTTTAGTTGTAGCCATATCTATTAAGCAAACTTCTTCCGAAGATACAAAATTACGGTATACGTGTCGGCACTTGTATGGCCTACCGTAGTAAATAAAACATCACCGTTTTTACCCCCGCCAGAATTATTTGTAAGGCCGCCAAAAACAGTGTAATCATGCTCACCGCTTTGATTTTCACCAAGCTCTATACAAAAAAGGTTTGTAGAAGCGTTCCAAAGAATTTGTACTTTCATTCCTATACACTGCCACCAAATCCGTTCTATAACTACGTCGGTACAAGCGTCTCCGTCAGCACTTGACTCTAAAGCTGAAACGTCTACTTTGACAACGGCTGTTTCGCCTGTCCCGTCTGAAACGTTAGTCAGTTTCAAAACAGTAAACTTAGGTCCGTCGGATAAAATTTGTGTCGCTACTGCATCTGCCATTATATTCTCCTAAAGAGTTGAAGGACCCGTGGGCCCCTCGCCTCATTTTATTTAAGCTAATTACCCTACTGTGGAGATAGGCGTACCTACAGAGCTTGCCATCCATACCTGCTTACCGCTAGTTACCGCAGTTATACAAGTAATACGGCATCTAGAACCTATTCCCGAACCTGCTACAAAGGTAAAAGTATCGCCTGCGTTAGTAATAACGGGGTTAGCCGCAGTTCCTGCCGCTAGTTGGGTTTGGGCCAAGAANGTGCTACCTGTTACAGTAGGAATAACAATAGTTGTTGTTTTACCAGAACCTACCGCNGTAGTGACTAAGAAATCAAAATACGCGCCCTCTGTTGCAGTAGCTGAAGCGGGTAAAGTAATAACATTATCTAAAGTACCGTGAATAAGTACAACAGCACCTGAGTCAGCGATATCTAAGGTATCAGAGACTGCACCTGACGCTTCCCAAGTTTTAACTACAGAGCGTTTAGCTTTAACAGCGCCCGTTAGAGTTGTAGCGCCAGTTACGGCAAGAGTTCCACCAACGGAAGCATTAGTTCCATAAGTAGAGTTAGTTGTAACGGCACCTGTCGTAGCATTTGTAGAAATGTCTGAAAAGCCGTTTTTTGACCGGACTACTCCGGTGAATGTTGTTTGAGCCATGGGTGTTTCTCCTGTCGGGGCAAATGTCAGTCACGAAATTGTGACTGTCAGGGAAAGTTTAATATAACGCAAAAAAGAAAAGGCGGCAAGTGCCGCCTTTTCCCATGTAACAAAAAGCTTGATTAAGCTCCCGGAGTACCGAAAACAGAACGCCAATCAGAAACACCGAAAGAATATCTTTCGCGAGCCTTGAAGCGCATGTTACCCGTGTCAAAGTCCCCTTCCATTGCCGTCTTAATTGGCGAACGGTTGAAGTATTTGAATCCGTTTGGTGCGTCAGTCTTGATGAAGAATGCATCAGAATCAGTAAGGAAGTGGTTAACCACTGCGCCGTCAGGCAACATTCCCATATTCTTCATAGCATTAGCATCGTTGTCCGCAGTTGATGAACGAAGGTTAGAGTTAAGTACTCGCTCTGCAATAAATTGCAGTTCTTTAGGAATAATTAACTTTGTGCCTTGTACAGCAATCTTTAGACCACGCTCATCAGTCATTCCTGCAATCTCAATTAGCATTTGCTCAAGAGAAGTCTCGTTGAGGTCAGCCGCAGTAGCGAGCAGGTTCGTCTGAGAACCAGATAGTGATGGATGAGCCGCCGAGCATAGTGCCTGTCCGTCACCTTGCGCAAAACCTCCAGTAGAGATAAACGCATTGTTCAAGATAGACGCCGCTTTGATCTGCTTAGTTTGAGCCATTGAACGAGCCAAGGCTTTAGTATAGCGAGATGCGAGACGATCATATAAGTTATCTTCAATAGCTTCTTCAGTAATTGAGAAAGCCAGTGCGATAGTGTCATGAGTGTAACGAGCAGTGTAAGTCTCTTGTGCTTCGTCAAAGCTAATAGTACCACCTTCGCTTTTAACTGGTGCAGTAGAGAAACCGCCAAGCATTACTTCTTCTTCAAAGGCTCTGTCCGAAGACTCCTCGTCAAAGATTTCAGAATGCTCGTTTTCGTAACGATCATATTCCAACCCAAATAAAGCATTAAGGCCGGGTTCTAGCTCTTTCGCTAATTGTGCGCGTGAAATAGCCATGTGTTAACCCTCCTTAAAGGCCCGTTGTCGTCGCAGTAGTCTGCGAGTCAAAACGGCTTGTGGGTGCATTGAAGTGGGCGCTAAGACGGACTAATAATGGAATACCTGCGGAAGCGTAATCAGCATTAGCGGGATCGTCTTGAATACCTACTATTCGTAGTGGCAAAGTAGCCGTAACAGCAATTGAACTAACACTTAGAGCACTATTACTAGAACCTGTATCGGTAGAACCAGTACGGGCAGAAGTGCCCAAAGTGGCGTTAGCGAAGACAGCGGCTTGACCCGTTGCTCGGTTAGTCAAAGTTGCATCACTTGCTACTTTGAAGATCTGGTTAGGGTTGTCAGCAACGAAAGCTTTAACAGGATAGTTAGTATCCACGCTTACAGAGCCTGACCCGGGCCAGTAGTTAATAAAGACCGGTTTTTTCTGTACCGAGTCTTGATATTCTACGCCCATAAGAACACCCAACGCTTGCGTAGTACCACCATTAGTGGCACCTGCTTGATCAATAACACCTGCCGCCAAAGGGACGACGATGCTGTATTGAAAAATAGCGTTAGTATTGTCGTTCGCGATTTCATACTGAGTTACACCAGTAGAATTGGACGCTGAACCAACAAGTCCTACAGGACGAAGACCATAGGCAGTATTTGAATTTGCCATAACAGTTTTCTCCTATTGTGACGAGCCCTCATTTTCGTGGGCCGCCGAAAGTTACACGAGATTGACGATCCGGTTTTGATATCGTCATCGATGAATGTGCGTTTTCTCGCATCATATCCTGATCCACTGCTTCCATCTGATCCGAACTTTTACCTGCAAAGTATGCGGTTCTTTCGTCTACAGTTTCAAGTGGAATACGAGCAAGAAGTAGTCCGCCTACTCCAAAAACACCTTCGTACTTACCTGATTCTACCGTTGGAGATTCAAAGTCAGGGTACTCGTCCCTACGGACAAGCTCATAACCTTCTCTCATTTTTGCACTGATGTTCTTACTATCGTTAAAACCACGGGTTTCAGCCCGTATCCAACGATGTTTGTAACCATCAGGCGCAGGTGGTGCATCTAACATTGACGGGGGAGCCCAAGGCTTACGCACTGCCTTTTTGCTCCGTTCTGTATTTGCGCGAGAAGCTCTTTTGATGGGCGCATCCAACTGATCGTTTTGTTCACTCATTTTCTATTACTCCTTCACGTATTTCGCGTATTCTTCTAGCGGCACACCCAATTTTTTCGCAATTGCGACTTGGCTAGGGGTGAGTCTAACCTTTCTCCCACTACTGCGCC